ATCATACAGAGCATTATGAAATACTTTCGGAACATTAGGCGTAGCCATCTGCTTGGCAAGCCAGCGCAGCGTAGCTTTCTCTGGTAGGTTGCCGCCGCCTTCATGCCGGATAGGATAGTAGGCACTGTAGTCACCGTTCGAGATAGCAATGCCAATGACATAGCCGTCCTTCCGCGTCCAACCCGGTCCAAGTTTTCTGAGGTTTGGGTCTCTTGTTTCCAAGTCAACGGCAAGGTACTTGCTGTCTGATAAGTCCGGATAGCCCGATGGCGGTGACCAGTTACCAGCGGTAGCGTCACCCCATCCACCTCGACCAGCAAACTGCATCATATGATACTGGTCTTCATGTAGATCTTTCTTAGCTTTCGTCGTTGACAATCTCGCCTCCTAGTGCTGCGTAACCAATGATGTCCGTCCACGAATCATCTTTGCTGATGTCCTCTGCCAGTCGTGCTACCTTCAGACCAACCATACAGGCAACCACTTCTTCTGGGGTGATCTCTGCGCTCAGTTTCTTCTGAAGCAAGATAGTCCAGATGTCTGCAATACGCTGATGGTTCAGCTTTGCTGGTCCGTACTCCTTGGCCCTCGGTCCGTTGATTAGTTTTTCAGCTTCGTTCAGAAAGTGTTCTCTTGTTTTCATAGTTTAAATCCATACTTTGATTGTGATTCAATAATGTGCAATGCCTTCTTGGCACGGGTAGCACCGACGTAAAAAGTCCTTATCTCCGGATCTTGATCCGGAGCTTCAGTAAAGACACGATTGGAATCTAATAGGAGGGCGACGTTATCCGCCTCGCCACCCTTGGCTTTGTGTATCGTTGATATCTTGATCCGTGGCGTCCCCGTCAGAATCTTCTCCCCACGGCGTCTCACCGCTTCGATGTAGATCCTCTCGTTGTCCGTCACATTGATCACTTTGTGCCAAGGCGTCTCTGGCGTAACGCTCATCTCGCATTTTTCGCAGATGTCCGTTAGATTGTAAGTAAGTTCGGGGTCTAGTTTTTCTAGCACCTTTCGACCAGCTTTTGAAATAACTGTTTTGTTTAACAGCTTCGAGAAGTTCTTTAGTTCCATCGTAGAAAGATACTGATTTTTGCATAATCTTAGCCAAACCTCGATTCCAAGTAGTACGTTGGGGGAAATCGACCAGCCAGAACCACGCCCTTCATGCCAGAAGAGATAGCCTTCTTCTTTAAGATTATTCGCAATGCGGTTGGCAATATAGTTTGTTCGTGCAAGGATTAACCACTCACCAGTTCTGAGGTCTACATCCATGATATCACGATGCCATACCACTGTTCCAGTGTGATCTGTCGGAGTCCATACTTTTTGTTGCCTCACTGCTAGATGTTTAACAAGCCCATCCGCTATCTCATGCACTGTGGTGGGAATTCTGTATGACTGCCTCAATAGTCTTTTCTCGTCCGAGGCTATCAAAAACCTGCGTACGTCAACACCCATCCAAGAATAGATACACTGGTCATCATCACCTGCAAAGTACACACGCTTTGAATTAGGTTGCAATACCTCATGCACCATCCGCCACTGCAATGGCGACAGATCTTGTGCTTCATCAACAATCAGAACATCAAACAAAGGACAGTCTCGTTGCGCTATGAAGTCTTCAATCATGTCAACAAAGTCTGACTTATCCTCGACCTTCTTGTAATCCTCAATAGCCTGCTTAACTACCTTGGCTTGTTGGTAACTAAGATTCCAGTCTGATGAGGCACTGAACTCTTGCTCGAGTGTTATCTCACGAACTCGCGCCCTCTGTATCATACCAAGGTACGCATCACCGGAACGACCATGAGAATACAAGAGACCATCTTCCATTCGCACTGACGAATTAGCTTGAAACTCCAAGCCCAGCAGTCTACCTAGTTCTGTGTAGTCAGAACCTCTTAGCACAGCCTTTGCTGTCAAACCTAGACACTGAAAGGCTAGTGAATGCAGCGTACGAAACCACGGCATCTGATCCCCTTCCAGACCCAGCTTTTCAGAGGCTCTGGTCTTTGCTTCTTCTGCTGCCTTACGACTAAATGAAACAAAGGCAATGCGGTCTGGTGGTGTGCCACGCTCAATCTCATCCTTCACAATGTTGATCAGTGTCGTGGTTTTACCTGTCCCCGGAGGACCGAATATAGTTACTGGTTCCATTAAAACGGTACCTCCTGTTCACGGATCTCGATACTCGGTACTTCGACCTCCTCCTTGAACTCAGGCACCCACCATACGCGGAAGTTCTTCCACTCGCCTTTTGTAGTTTTGAACTTTTTGTGTGCGTTAGCTGCACCATCGGAATTAAGTTCCTTCAAGCGTTCCTGTATCTGCCCACGATTGTAGGCTTCAAACTTTTGGTTGCGAAGATACTTGATCAATGACTCCAGTTTAAAGAACACCTTACCATCTTCATTGAACGGCTTGCCCAGTGCTAATTCTTCAGGGGACTGGGCTTGCACCCTGCCCGTGCAGAACGCTTCGAGATGTGAGACGAACTGACCCTTGTATGTAAGCTCCTCCGGTACTTCGATCTCGCTCATGTCTTGCATCATGACTGACACAAGCACTTGCCAGTCTGCCATTTTCATGATCGGTGGCATCGTGTGCACTTGTTCCATCACAGCTTTTTGAAACCGATGAGGATTCTGTAGTTCTTCTGTGCCAAGCTCGACTCTTCTACCACCTACATCACAGAACCACAGTGGCGGCTCTGACTTTACGACAGACAACCCACTAACACTAACCTCTGCTACCGCACCACCGCCAATCCCGCAGGACTTTGTACGGCACAGAGCTTTGTTACAGTAAGACTTCAATGGTTCCTGCTCACAGGGAAACCCATACTCTTTCTTCTCATGCTGTTTCTGAAGCGTCACAATCTCACTGGCAGGTAGTGGTGGATTACAGATCCGCATGTTCAAAGTCTCTACGCGGTTCTTCCATTCCTCCGGCTGTTCTTTTTTAGCCGCCACACAGGTTGCAAACATCGTTGTGTTTCTGCCGCCCTCGGGTAACCCTTGAGCAAACATTGTCGCTAGACACGGAGGCCACTCAGCAAACTCATCTATCTGCTTACCTAACTTCAGATCAGCAAACGTATCACCGTCAATCTTTACGGCATCAACCATGTCCAAGAATTCTTCTAGCGTTGCCTCACTGCCATCTTCCTTTATGGCGTAACGCATGGTCTGCTCGTGATCAAAGTATGGCATGTTGATAAAGTTACCAACATCACCACGCTCGACAAGAATCTGTTCTTGTTTGGGGAATACTTCACAGCCGCCATAACCAAGGAATGCGGATATCTCACCCGCCTTATCCCGGAACTCTCCGGCACTGATCCATTCTGAAAAGAAGAAGAAGACGTGTGCCCCACCAGACTTTGAACGACAGACAATAGCAGGAATGTTGTCCTGCCGCAGTCGCTTGTCAATCATGACCAAGTCGAGCGGGTACTTGTCGATGTCTAACGCACCAAACTTACATTTGTTTTCTTCGTTAATCGGGATAGAACCTACCCCATGTGTTCCTGATAGATGACCCTCGATGAGTTCAAGAGTCAGTGGCTTTCTTACGATGAACGACTTTGCCTTTTGCTTTCCGGCTCTTCGTTCTTCTGATATCTGCGTCTGTCCATGTGCTGCACTAAAGCCCTCAAATGCAGCCATGAACCGTTGTGCTAAGTTCATAGCTCTCTCCTAGTTATGTAGTGCAGGGGGTGACTGTCCAGCAAACAAATCGGTAGGAGGTACCGTAGGCGGGACCGGACAGCCTCACTGCTGCCCCCTGATCAACAGTTCAATACCCCACCTAATTAGAATGGAACATCGTCCGACATCGATGACTGTGTGCTAGACACTTCATCGGCTGTGCCTGCTGCTGTCTTTACTTCACCAGCACGGAAGGACTGGAAGAATTCCTTTGCTTCCGCAAACACAGACTGAGGAACCTCAGTTGGCTGGACGTTTTCAACAGCGAAGTTGTACCACGAACCTTTGTCATTGGACTCACCGACGACACTCAGACGCCACGCTGTACCCCACATAGGTGGAGAGAACATGCCATTCGGACCTTGGTACTTGACCATCTTTAGCTGGGTATTCCAACGCTTGGATACCTTTAGCTGGGTCTTCTTCATGTCACAGATTGCTTGCTGAGTTACACCAGTCTCTGGATCCACAATCATAACCAAGTGCTGGGCTGAACGTACTAGCTCGTTACCAGAAGGCAGGATCTCTGCCGCACCGTCACGTTGTGTGTTAGCAATGTCTGGGTCATTTGGATTTAGCTCACCAAAGAAACCACCGCCAGATTCTCTCCGACCAAACTCGAGGAACTTAACGGTGTAGCCACAAGGTACTACGATACACCCCTTGTCACCGTCCCAAGTCTGACCCGTGACTGTATTAAACAGGTCACCAGCTGACGCACCTTTGATAAACTTCGCATCTGTCTTGTTAATCTCTGGTGACAGCGGCTGAAGGATACGCAAGAACGGAATCTGCATATCATCCGTGCTGATTGAATCCATGCCTTCACCAGCAAATGCTGCAAAGTCACTCATGATATTTGCAGGCAAGCCTGCTTCTTTCTTTTCTACTACTGCTGTATCAGCCATCTCTAACTCCTTGTAATCTTGGCTTCATTGCCGACAAAGACACCGAATGTGTCAAAGTCTAAATCTTTACCGGACTCAACCCGGCCTCGCACCCATGCCTTCAATGTGGAAGGATGGATATGCGTTTTCTGTGCTGGGTCATAACCCTGCTGCCGGAGATCATCGATCACCGCACCAGCCTGATTATCTTGTCCAGCAGAGAAGGCAACAATCACTTCGTTCTTAATGATATCTGCTTCACCAATAGAACGTAGGAAACTGAATGCTTCTTCGCGCTTATCTTCAGCGATACGAGCATGCACGAAGGGACGGACTTTGATTTTAAATCCGTCGACCTCGACACTTTCCACACCCATCTCCTGCATCAGGTTGGGTATGTCCTCTTCGTTGATCTTGCGCTTCTTGAACTTGAGATCTTTCAGATGCTGTTCAGCTTCCTCGATCTCTTTGTCAGTCTGAACAGACCGACGGATAAGATTGGACAAGTCGGATGCTCCGTCCTTGTCCACCGTGTCGAACTTTGAGGCGTCGACCTCTTCCTGTAATAGAGCAAACACATCGCTCATAGCACTCTCCTTTTAGTACAAAGTTTAGCCCCTTCGGGCGTGAAGTGGGACTATCCCACACAGGGAAGCCCCTGTCAAGCAGCATCTTTAGATAAATGTTGCTTAATTAAATGCGCCAGCTGCTTGCTAACGCTTCTGTCATTGTCCTCTGCCATCTTCCGCAGAGCTTTGTAATTGTCGATTGAAACAGCTACTGATTTCCATTTACTCGTGTCCATTTTAAATCTCCTTGCTATATATTGTAGGACTGTGTAAGATCCTAACCACATGTTGTGGGGGAGTCAACTACCTGATGGGATTACACCAAAAGATAGGCGACGGAAAGCGTGCCGAACTAATTGCCGCCGAGTGGCTGATGGGTCAGGGCTGTTATGTCTTTACCCCAACCACCGAACAATCCCCTATTGACCTTATCGCCCTCACCCCCGATCAACGATTCCTGTACTTCGATGTCAAGAAACTCGCTCGTCGAAAGAAAGGTACTGTTATCTCGCGTAAGCTCACCGACATCCAAAGAAAGATGGGCATCCGTCTGCTGTACGTCGACCTCGAAACTCGGACCTGCGCCCTCTACCCACATCAACTTACCTGTCATGATGATAGGCATGCTACTCGCCTCGCTTCGGGGAAAGCTGCAACCATTTCTTCACTTCTTCACCCAGAGTCTTAGCCGAGATGTCGATCTTGGACTGCAATACTCTCACGATATGCTCGTCAACTGTATTGCGCGTGACCAAATCAACATAGGTAACCGGATGATGCTGCCCGATCCGATGACATCGATCCTCGGACTGTACTCGTGTCTCCAAGTTGAAGTCATTCGCATAGTAAACGACGTTGGTAGCGGCAGTCAGAGTCAAGCCATACCCGGCTGTCTGTGGATTGCCGATGAAGAACCTTGCGTCTCCGTGCTGGAACTTCTTGATAGCCAACTGGCGGTCATCGTCAGATGTGTCACCGAAGTATGATACCACATTATCCTTGCCATAGATCTTGCCAAGCTCTTCCTCGATTCGGATGATGTCATACCGGAACCTCGACCAGATGATAGTCGTACCATCCATCTCCTCGACACACTCAAGCAGGGCTGTCATGCGTCGACTCGGAACCTCAACCATTTCACCGTCGTCCGTCTTCAGATGCCCACACAGTAGCTGTTGTAGCCGCAGGATCTGTGTCATAGCCGCAGGGGCAGAGACTAGACCACCATCTTCTAGTATAGCTATAGCCGCCTTCTTCAATGACAAGTAGTGTTCAATCTGTTCGTCTGTCATGCTGACGTTTCGTATCGTGTATATCTTGTCTGGCAGATCCAGTGCCTGATCCTTCGTCACCCGGTACGAGAAGG